TGTTAACTAATAAAGTAAAAAGTACCTAATAATCATTAGGTACTTAATGGAAGGGGGAGATAATACAATAAAGTATTTAAATTGTATTGGGTAATTAAACTTACTATTTAATTACTATATATTATATATAAAAATTATATTTTAATGTTAACCATAAATTACTAAAATTATAAATATTAGTTGAGGTGCGTTAGCACAATAACTCTCCCCAACATTTATTTTTTTTTATTTTTTTTAACTTGTTTATCTTGTTTAACTTTATATATTATATATTTTTTTAGAATGTTAATGTTAACCTCAAAATAGTTACAATATTGTAACCTTTTAGTAACAATATACTCAACCCGTTGATATTACACAGGTTGAGCAATTTTAGTAAATTAAATTCTACGATTAGCAGTATTTATTTGGTTTACATTATTATTTTGATATGAAGTTTGTTTACATTTATAATTGGCAATATTAGCATCAAGATTATGCAATATCCAGTCGGTATTTAGTTTAGAAAAATCGAATATACCATCATATCCTAATTGTTTATATTTTAGAATCCATACATCAAGTTTAGCGGCTAAGGCTAAATTATCAAATTGATATTTATCTTTTATTTTGTTTAATGTTTTATTGCAATATACAACTTGTGTACCTAACATTTTACTTTGATAAACTTTTTCACATTTAAATATAAACCATTTGCGAATTTCAACCATATTAGGCTCTTGAGCATTTTGTAATTTATGCTCAACTATTTTATATTCCTTTTCATTAGGTATAATTTGTTTACTATTTTTCTTGGATTGTAATTCCCTGAACATTTTAATCCTCCTTTTTAGGTTTACTAAATGTTAGTCTTGTTTGAACTGAAGTTTCCATAGCAGGAGCTATATCTTCAGTATTTAGTAGCCCTTGATATATTAATTGTTGTACTTTCTTTTCATTGATACAAGGTTTATACTCAATGCATTGTTTAAGGCTGTCAGCGACTTCTGTGTCCTTTTGAGTATTGATTATGTTAGTTAATATATCTATTAGTTTTTCTTCGTTCATAGAGGTTTTTTCAACTTCAGTACATTTTACACAGCATACACCTGGCACATTATATTCGTTTATATCTCTACTTTGAAATTCAGTTTTTACTTGGTCAGTTAATTTTTTAGTTGTTGCTTTTATCTCTTTTTCTTGGTCCTTCATTTCCTTACATCTTTGTAATAATTCTACAAATGTAGATTCGTCTTGTATAACACCTATTTTCATATCAATTCTCCTTTACATATATAAATTATAAGATAACCTTATATAACGTGTATATGAGCCATATAGAGGTTATTTTTTACCTTTTCCACTATACTTATCTGATATAACTTTCATTTCTCCTTTTACTTTATTTGTTTTAAAAGTTAAGATTTTTTCAATGTCATCTTCGCTCCAGTATCTTGCATGATTACCGCCAACTCTAATAAATGGAGGCAATAATGTTCTTCCTGTTGTTTCTTCGTATTCATACCATCTGATTAATGTATTTCTAGTAACATGACACAGCTCAGCAGTTTCGAAAGCTGTGTAATATTTTTTACCGTCTATTATTTTCATTTTTATCACGCTCCTATTAAGAATTTTATATCTGAAGGTTGAATTGCTTTTCCGTCTACAATGCGGTCAGACAATTCGCCTTTGTCTTTTATTATTTGATGTATTCGTTCGTCTATTGTATCTTTACAAATTAAGGTTATAATATTAACTGTTCCTTTTGTTCCTATTCTGTGCGCCCTGTCTTCTGCCTGTTCTTTTGTTGCCCTATTCCAGGGTTCGTCAATAAAAATAATTGTACTAGCTTGAGTTAATGTATAACCAGTTCCCAATGCTGGTGTTGTACCTATTATTACCCTACAACCAGGGTCATTTTGAAATTTATCTATTTGCTCCATAGGGTTTTTAGTCTCACTAGTTACTTTTGTCACCCCGTATTTCTCTCTAATCAACTCATACAGAGGGTCTATAACCTTAGTCCAATTGCTATAAATAATTAATTTATCCTCGGTGCTGTCAAGTATATCTAGCACCCTTTCATATTTACAATTTATAGTTTTGGCTGAAGTTAATATGTCGGGGTTTGACGTAACCTGTCTTAACCTAGTTAGTTCAACTAAAGGGTTCGGCATTAACAATATTTTGTCAATATTGTCCATAACTCCCTTTTTGACCTCCTCATACAATTTTTGCTGACTAGGGGATAATTCTAATATCTCATTAGTGTAAATTTTAGGTGGTAAATCCAATACTTCTTCTTTACGTCGTCTTAACATATTTTTATTAAGTATATTTTCTAATTGGTCAAGGTTTTTATACCCAATTACTTCGTAGCCTCCAAATCCTCCCATTTCACAGTACAGATTTTTAAAATAGCTAAGTGAATGATTTTCTACTTGTAGCCATTTCAATATGTTATATAAATCAACAGGGCTATTCATCAGTGGTGTACCTGTAAGCGCTAATCTATAATATGAAGTACAGCAATGAATCGCTTTTCCTTGTTTTGATTGACTGTTCTTGCATTTGTGTATTTCATCTATTATAGTCATTCCTATAACACCATCATCACACATCTTCTTTATTTGACCTTGTATATCCTTGTCTCGGAGCGTTTCGATATTGGTTATAATAAAATATTCATCGTGTATCTGTTTAAGGTCTGCAAGGCGTTCAGAAGTTGAACCAATAACAGTCTTTCCTTTCTTGTTTATTCTAATACCAAGTATATGAGCTTGTTCTTTTGTATGTATTTCTACTTCTTTATACCAGTTCCATTTTAAGTTGTTAACACCACATACAATTAGACAATGTCTCATTTTATGTTTTCTGCTTACTGCTATGTCCAATGCTTGTTTTGTTTTTCCTAATCCTTGTTCATCACCAAGTAAAAATTTATTATGATGCAGCGCATAATTATATGAATCTAGTTGGTGTCTAAAAGGTTTAGTTTTACTTGAATATACGCTATCAGACTTATCATATATATCAAGTAGATTCAAATACTTATGGAACTTTTTCGGAACATCACCACATATTTGTATATTTTCATATTTTAGTTTGTCTAAAATGATTGGAAAATATTCTATTCTGCATTCCCACAGTCTACTATTCCTATGGTAATATCTAGTCTGGAAAGAATGTATTGTATCCAAAATAGCTGGATTATAGTCCCCCTTGATGTAGAGGGACTGTTTATATTTTAATTTTTGTGAGAAGTCGAATTTTAGTTTTATCATATGCATACCTCCTAACAATCGAATTCCTCATCTATGGTAGTGATAGGAACTACTTCTATGAATATTTTTATTGAATCTGAATTATATATTCTTTCAGTTTCTTTTAGTATCTTGCTTTTATATAAATGTCCTATTACGTCTTGAGCTTGTTCTAATGTACTTACAATATGTCGTTTTACCATTTCCCAAGTTATTCGTTTGACATAGTTTAATTGTTTCTGTTGTAACTCAGTTATAAGTAATTTTGTAGCATCATACTTTTGTTCTTCTTTTGGAGTTACTATTTCTGTAGATTTTTCTTCTGTTTCAACTTCTTTAGCTTCTTCTACTGGTTGTAATTCTTGTAATTCAGCATATTTTTCATTAGCTTCTTCTATAAAAGAAAATGCATTTTGAACTAATGCTACGGTATATTTATCATTTAGTGATATACTTCTTAAATCTTCTTGAGATATTTCTGTTTCATTAAGAACTATTTTTCCATCTCTATTTACTATTTTATAACTATTATCAAATTTTTCTACTTGATAGCCTCTAGGTAATCTAACTCTAGCTGCGTTTATATTAAAGTATAAATCTTTTTCTATTTTAGTTATTTCTGCTGCTTGTATATCTTCTTCGGTAACTTCTACTGTTACATAAGATGCTCCAACTTTTGTTAATGTTAAAGTGTATTCATCTATCACCTCTATCATGTATTCTTTTTTAAGATTATTTACTACTCTTGATAGACCTGCTTTTGATGTTCCTAATACAGATGTTAAAACTACTTTATAGTCATCTATTGACCCATTATTTTTAGCTAATTCATTTAATATTATTTGTTGGTTATCTGTTAATTTCATTTTTCATATCCCCTTTTATTAATTTATTTTATACTTAAATTATATACTTTAGTATGTAATAAGTCAAGTGATTTTAATAAATTTATTTATTTTTTTCAATAAAAAAATAGCCTTATTATTAAGGCTATTTACTATACTTATACTTTTTCAACATATTTACTACCTAATGAAATCCATCCTGTTCCTGATTTAAGTTTACCCCAATTATTATTTTCTTCTATAATTGTGTAGGCATCACCTTTTTTCAGTTCACCGACTTTTTCATATGATATAGAAGGACCTGTTCTTATATTAAGTTCATCTACTATGATTCTCACAACATATGGTGTAAATTTATCTGTAGTAGGTTTTTGTACGCTTTGTTGTTCATCAGTAACAAGTTTCTTATACCATGTCCAACTATACCCAAATCTTTTATGACGTAGTAAGTATGGACAATCTTTTCTCGTCCAAAAGTAATGCTGTACTATATGAGCTGTATCTATTACAGGATATTCTTTCATCAACTCAACACATAAAGCTGCACTATTTTCCCATACTTTTCTCTGTTTTTCTTTATCTTTACTGTATTGACAATGTTCTATGCCTATAGAATGCCTGTTACCCTTTCCGTTTTTACCATCACCAGCGTGCCATGCAACTCTATTAAATTCTACAGATTGATATATCTTATCGTAGTCAACAGTGACATGCCATGATGCAGTACGCCAACCACCTAGATTTGCGCTTCTTAAAGCATTGTACCAATTTATACCTGGTACATCATCATCACCTACATTATGGATTGTTATACTGGTAGGATTCATAGTATAACCTGGAACAGCATGACCTGGTTTTTCTATTCTATCAGAAACAACTGTCGCATGTCCTATTTTGCATCCATGTATTAATTTATGATTTTTGATTTTTCCCATTCTATCAACTCCTATTTTTTAAACCCTATTGATTTCTCTTCCTTAAAAGTTTTATTTAGTTCTTGTACAGCAGCTTCAATCATTACATCTAGTTCATTTTGTGTGATAGTTATCCCATTTTCATATAATAATTGAACTATATAATTTTCACATTGGGCTTTTTTATCATTACCATGAATATCTGTGTATATTTGTTCTACTGCTTTCACACAATCCTTCACTATAATTTTTTTCATTTCTGTGTTTATGTATTTTTGATATAATCTTTTTCCAGCTATACCTAGATAGGCTACTAGAATTGCTAAAAATGTTTGAATAATATTTCCTGCTACTTGATTAATTAATTCTTGTATCATGCTCATGTTGTTGTTCAACCTCCTTTTTTAACTGGTCATATATTGAATGTACATAACCGTTACCATGCAATTCGATATATCTATCGCCTGCGTGAATTCGTTCCTCCAATGATAAATCTTCATTCAAAATAACAAGTTTTAGGGTATACATTGTATTTTCTTCCATAATTTCTTGAAATTCGTGAATTTTATCAGCTACTGCTTTCATTGCTCTAAATACTTTGAAAAAAGTTGTAACAATTATAGTAAGTGCAGTTAGGAGACTTGCTAGATATAATATAGAATTTACTGTCATATTCGAATACCTCCTTGTTACTTATATTATATTAAAAGTAAGTCTAAAAATATAAATAAATAAAAAACTACCTACATATATAGTAGGTAGTTTTACTTAGTTCACAATATTTTTAAATTGCGAACTAAACGAATATTAAAAAAGACTAGAAATTAATTTAGTTTAAAACTTCTATTATTTTATTTCTCTTAAAAAAAGAATGTAGAAAAAGATATTTTAAAAAGAGAATCACCATTTTGTGTAATTACTTTTACTTTCTTTCCATTTTTTAATCGTACCATTGTATGTTCTATGTCACTATCGTAAGTTTCATATATTTTTATATCTTCTACAATACCTTCTTTTATTTCTCTTTTTAGAAATCCACATCTTAATTTGACTTTATCACCTATATTTATAATCATTAAATCAACCCCTTATAATAAGTTTAATATAATAATTACAAATTATCTACTATTTGATAGTAAAAGTTTCTTCAGTCCAAAATCCTCCTATTTTTAAAATATCTTTTTCTACATTATTTACATAAGTTTTTACTTCTTCTATTTTAAAACTTCCTGGAGGAGTACAAGAAATCCCTAAAGGAAATTTTAAATATTTAGTGGTTGGAGTACTAGTTAAAGTTCTTTCTATGCTATATGTAGTTATATTTCCTTCTGTTTCAATTGTAGGGCTCGCGTTGCTTCCATATTGCCCTGAATAACTATTATTGCTAACTTCACCACTATTATCTCCAAATCCAGTTGAGCTAAATCCCTGTGCTTTAAAACCTCCAGAAATGTTTGATACTTTCAATACTGTTTTCACTGTATTTCCTTCAATAGCATCTGAATCTACCGAAATTAAAGTTATAAAATGGAACCCTGTATTTTTAAATCCTGTTACAGTAAGTGTTTTTCCTGTATAATCTATTTTTTCTACATTTTCAATAGCATTTGCACTTATAGTTATATTTCCTGTTACACTACTTATAGTAATAACTCCATTAACTACAACAGTGCTTGTTATATCTGTTCCGCCCATTGTTACTGTTACATCATTTAATATATAGCCATCATTCGCAGTTATAGTTGCTGTATAACTACTATTTTCTTCTATTGTAGTAGCAGAATTTGAATTTGTACAATTAGTTAAGTTATTAGTTATAGTATATTGTGTATTTATTTCACTTACAGTAACGTTGCAGGTAGCTGTTTTAGTTCCACAAGTAACGGTTACGATACAGTTTCCGTTCGATATAGGTGTTATGACTCCGTTATCTACTGCAACTATTCCAGTAGGAGATACACTCCATGCGACTGTATCAGTTGCATTTGTAGGAGTTATTGTTGCAGTTAAAGTTTGAGGACTCTTATTTGTAAATGCTAAAGTTATATTATTTAGTGTTATATTTGTGCAAGGAATATTTTCAACATCATTCGCTAAACAAGGAACACAATTAAACAACATATATTTCGCTAAATTTACACCAACTCTATAATGTCCTGCTGTATTCCAGTGCAATCCATCCTTTGTGTAAATATTTCTATTAGTATTATTTTTAGGATATATTCCACTCATTGTATAATTATCATAAACATATACTGGATATAATGAACAAACCTCTAAAATTGCATCTCTATAGTCTTTAACACTATAACCTTGTGCATTAGGCTCTCCATAAAAATTAATAGGTTTTCCTACTTGAGCTGGAGTAAAAAATATTATAGTACTTTTGGGATATTTATTTAACAAGCCTTCGCAAAGAACTTTTAATGCTCCATAAAAAGTTGATGCTGTAGTATCGCTTATATTACCTAAAGTAACATTTAACCCCATATCATTAACTCCGCCCGCAACTATTATAATATCTAAATCATCTCGCATTTCTGTATATCTGGTAGACATTGGAGTTGTTCCATTTCCTCCTATACAATTTCCACTTATCCCATAATTAACAAATTCTGACATATGTAATATATCTTTTGCAACAGTATAAAATGTTTTATCTGTATAATAACCAGCTGAAATACTATCACCTAAGCAACCACCTTTTTTATTTTTCCATAAATTTAATATATTTGTTACATCTGCGTTATCAGCAACAACTTTTTCAAGAACTACATTTTGTAAATCTGTTTTAGTTGCATATTTACTTAAATTTACATTTCCACTTTCAATTTTTTTCACAATATCTTTAAATTGCGAACTTATATCATCGAATTTTTTAGTTGCAGATTTTCCGTTTTCATCTACAACCAAATCTGGAGAAGTATAAGGATAAGAATAGCCATCTTTGCCTTCTCTTATTTTCATTTTATCACTCATTTAATCATCTCCTTTTATTTATTGCTCACTTTTAGGTACAAAAGTTTTACTAACTCCATTTATTGTAACAACTAATTCACCACTTTCATTAAATGACAATTGTGGTAAACTAGAAAGTTTATCAGCTACATATTTTTTAGTAACTAAATCTTTATCTTCAGTAGGAGTACCTTCTTGAGATAATTTACCTGCATACCATGCATTACCTTCCCAGTCTAATGTATGTGCATTAGAACGGGTATTGTCATATTTACCATTACCAACTATATGTGCATATTTATTAGCGGTATCTTCTATATTAAATTTACCTTGAACGTGTTGACATTCAGAAGAAGCTTTAGTGTAAAAACCCTCAGCATGTGAGTTGCTACCTGAAGCTGTTGTATGAGAACCTTCTGCATGTGAATTATCACCTGAAGCAATAGTGGTATTACCTTCTGCGTGAGAGAAGTCGCCTGAAGCAGTAGTACTAGAACCTTCCGCATGTGAAGCAATTCTTGAAGCAGTAGTTTCATTACCCTCAGCATGTGAACAATTGCCTGACGCAGTAGTTAAACCCCCCTCTGCATGAGAGGCTTGACCTGAAGCTGTCGTACTATCACCTTCAGCATGTGAAAAATCACCTGAAGCTTCTACCGTATTTCCTAAAGCGGTACTTCCTCCAGCTAGTTTACCTACTCTTCCCATACTTATACTATTTTGTAATATTAAATCACTTTCTAAATACTTACTATCTAAATATTTAATTTCTTCTTCATGAATAACTAAATCAGTAGCATTAGGAATAGTTTCAGCAGTAACACTAGATTCACCAGAGTGTGATAATTTACCAATATATATTGTTATATTATTAAGATGGGAATCACTATTTGCTACTACAGTATAATCACCTATATTACATATAATAGTACATAAAATCACACTCAAATTGTTTGGTCCCTTTTTTTCACTTATTTCCAAACTACATAATTTCTTACTACCCAAGAATTCTATATAATATCTTCTATCTTTATTAATAGAAACATTATTTACAGTAATTTCATCATCTAATTTTATATTACTAGCAGGTACAGTAGCTAATACTTTACTAGAAATAGTATCAATAGTTTTAGAAGCAATATTTTTAATTTGCGAGTTAACTTCATTAATACCACCTATAATAGTTTTATTTGTAGTAGTTAAAGTGTCATGTGTAGTGTCTTCTATACCCTTAAATGATGTGTCATCTTTTTCTAATACTATTTGTGTACTTTTGATATCTTTAAGCTGCGTATTATTATAACCGATTCCATCTTCCATTCTGTTTAATTCAGCAGTTGTTATTTTTTCTTTAGCTACCCATGTTTTTTTAGCAAAAGTTCCATCGTCTTCTACTGCTTTAAGTGGTGCTGCATATGTTGTTAATGCTTGGTCGACTACTGCATCATCTACTACATTAGTAGTTCCTAATTTTTCAAATAAAGGCTGTTGTATATGAATACATGATTTGATAGGAGGTAAAGTTAATACAGCTTCTTTTTTACTATCAAGTAATCTTATTTGTATACTATAGTCGCCTATTTCTGTATCTTCATCTGTAAGTTCTTCGCCTATAGTTAATATTACAGCACCCTTTTTTGTAGCTTGTATGTCAAATTCAATTTCAATAGTATTCGTAGCATCGTCATCTTTCTTGAATTTTACTTGAGCATATGACGCTTGGGCATTAGCTACTAAGCTATTAGTACTGTCATTATCATACATATATTTACTGTTCACAATAGTAAAAGTTATTTGAATATTCTTGTCATATTTATATAAATAAATGTCATTGTCGAGAGTTGCGACATTATTATTTACAGTTATTGTACTATCTCGCTTTATCATTTTTTTCCTCCTTTTCTTCTTTTAATTTTTTAAATTGTTCTTGTAGTGCTAGGTATTTAGCTTTAAATAGATTGCATTCCTCTATTTTGTCTGCTAATTCCTTTTTATAAAGACTAATCATAATTTCTATTTCAGACATATTTATACCTCCTTCTATTTCATTATATTTGAAATAGGAGAATAAGTTAATATTCTCCTATTACTATTATTCTGTATAAGTTATTTTAATTTTACAGTTACCAGAACATACTGAGTAATGTGATTTATCTTGTGATGCAGGTACAAGTCCTATGCCTTTGGCGTTCATGAAATTTGCTATATCTGTACTACTTGTTAATGTGATTACTCCAGATGAGCCTACACTTAGTGATACTGATTTATTAAAATCACTTCTAAATGAAGGTGTTCCACTTGGTCTTGAAGTGTAGTTATGTGTTCTAACTCCATGTGTAACATCTCCATAATTACCACCACTTTGACGTGTGAATGTTATTGTTATTTTGCTTATGTTTTTTCTAGCATAATCACTTAACTTATTACCAAAGAACCAACAACCCACACAATCTCCATAACCATAATCACCTTGTCTAACTGTTCCATCTCTTTTCCAACTGTTATATACAGTTTTTCTATAAGTATCACCATAATTAGCAGTGATTGTAACAGTTTTCGTAGTGGTACTACCTGTTGATGAAATATTATCACCACTAACTGATGCAGTACTGAATTTAGAGCCTGTTGCATATATTCTACCATTAGTAGTAGTATGTGTATTTTTACCACCACTACCACCGCAGTTTGTTGCAGTCCCAAATCCTATTACTGAATTTGAACTGCTTATAAATGCATAATCAGAAGTTAACCCTTTTGTATTAGTAACATACACATTTGAGCATGTAAATGCTCTTACTGCATTATAACAATTGACAAAAGTAACATTATTTATTCTGGATTTTGCAAAACTTACGATTTCTATTCCACTCTTATTACCAGTTCCATTTTTCGGTGCGTATACAGTGATATCATTTAATCTCAATGATGTATTGTTTGCGTATATTGCATAATTCCCTGAATCTCCTTCAATACCATAATTAGGCATTATTATTCCACTAGAATCTTCTTTGAACTCAACTTCAAGTGTTGGGCTGTATATGTTTAAATTTCCGAATAAAGTTTTATTATTTAGGTCTATGTTTATTATACCACTATGGAATTTGGTTAAATCTACATTCTCATTCAAATTAGATAGCAGTCGAATATATACAGTATAACCATTTAAGTTTTTTGGGCACGCATCAGCAAATTCATGAAAACTTTGATAGTTTGAACCTTCTTCAAATTCTTCAGAGTTTGGCCAACTTTGATATATAGTAATGTTTATATCATCGTCTAGTACTTGTTGATATCTTGAATTATTAATTGTATTAATTGTTAATACATCTGTAGATATTTCTTTGTCTACAGATAACGAATCAATTTCAGCTCTACCATCTTCTAATATCCTAAAACTTCCATTTGCAGTGATAATACCTTCGAGTGAAATGTTCTTTGCTTTCAATTTTATATCAGAGTTTGCTATTGCTTCGATTGTTGCATCTGTCAATGTTAAACTTGATTGTGTAGAGCCTTTTTTTACTAGCCATTCAAATTTTTCACTTGTTTGGGTAGCTATAGATATTGCTGTTTCCGCCTTATGATTAGCTTCCCAACTGCTTATATATACAGGAGTAGTAAAAGCTATCGAATTATCAGTATAGGTAATTTTATTAGTTTGCCATAAATATTTACCTTCTTGATAAGCTGGTATACTTGATTCCCACCCTGTAGCTGAAGTACTTGGAGCTGATGTTTTACTATAGTGCACATAATATAGTATCTGCACTTGTTTTACGCCAATACCTTCACTACCTTGGTCGCCCTTAATTTTAGCCCAAGTATAACTACCTACATCGTGTGAGTCAGTTGGATTAAAATCTGTATAAGTTCCGATATACTCCCCAACAGTTTCACCGTTATAGGATGTAAAAGTTCGGCCCCCGTCATCAGAATATTTAATGTGTAAATAACTAGTTTTCCCATCTGTCCCGACTCCTGGTATACCTTGTTCTCCCTTTTCACCTTGTAAGCCTTGGAATCTATACCAAGTATATTTATTAGGGTCAGTACTATCTGAAGGGTCAAAGTCTACGTAAGTTCCTATATAAACATCAGGTGTTTCTGACATTTGGCTGCTGGAAGTTGGATTAGCTACACTACTATATTTTATGTGGAAATAAGATGTTCGCCCATCTCCATCTTTACCAGGTACCCCCTGTTCGCCCTTTTCTCCTTGTAATCCTTGAAGACCTCGGTCACCTTTATCTCCCTTAGCTCCAGTAATACATACTGGGTTACCATAAGTTTTATCGCCTTTGTTTGTTACATACACATCTCTTAACCATATATATTTACCTGCTTGTGGGGCAGGAGCAGTTGTAGACCAAGTGCCTCCAGTTGCAGATGTATTACTATCAGATAAATAGAATTCGTTATAAGTTTCTTTTATGGACCCAGCTACTGTAGTGCTAGTGCTTGTTACAGTGGATTTAATACCATCGACTGTTTGTTTTAATTGTGATGCTTTTGTAATAGCAGCCTCTGCTTTTGAATTAGCGTCATTGGCTACTCCTTCTATAATACCAACATTTGACTCTAAGCCATTTACAGTTTGAGATAATGTTGAATATAGAACTTTTAATTTAACTTTATTTCCATCAGCCTGTTCAACTTCTGTATCTGCAATAACTCCATCTATTCTTTTCTTTTGTTCATCTACTGTTAATCTAACTTGATTTAATTCTGATAAAGTTGCTGCATTCAATATTATCGTACCATCAGCACCTACAGAGAGGGCGGTACTTCTACCACCATTTGTAAGTAAATCAACAACTGTGTCTATATTCATATCTAGTTTATTATTTTTTAAATCGTCCAATTGTTCTTGGAAATTTTTATCTTGATATTTTGTTTGTGCTGCATTAAGTTTATTATAATCCTCGGTCTCTTGTTCAAAAGAAGTTTCCATATCTTTTATGTCGTCTTGAGATATTTCTCCTTTTTCTAGTATATCTAGTAGAATTTTCTCAAGTTGACCATAGGAATTTTTATATTTATTATTTAATTCTAATATATGCTCTAAGTTAGCCATATTATCAATCCTTTCTTATTCTACATACTAATATAACATTTCCAGGTTTATTATCCTTTAACTTTCTTTTATATACTGCATTTGTTACTGTTGTTACTTCTATCGTAGTTGCATCTCCATCGGCATCAAATCCACTACATATACCGGCATGAGAAACTGACATAAATCTATTTAAATCCTTTCCATCTCTATCCCAGAATATCAAGTCGCCTTTTTCTATATTAGTCCAGTTTTCAACGTCAATTCCTGTAGCTACCCAACCTTTTGATACACAATATTCAGCTATATCAGCAGCAGTTCTTCCTGGATTGAATGCCCAAGTTAGCGTTGAACTTTTCTTATCTCTAGAAGTCCATTTTTTAGCATATGGTGATTCTTCATAAGGAATACCCTTACAGCATAAAGCAACAAAAGTTGAACAATCTATATGATACTTACCATCACTATCTTTCCATTTAGCTCTATTCTTATATGGGTTTGTATACGTTAATGGTGTTTTTGTATTGTATACAAATTTAGTTCGATTTGTATAATATGTTTCAGCTATCTCAATCATCTTATCTCTACCTATAAAATTTCCACAATCTGTATAATTACCATCTCCACGATTTGCAGTTACAACTCCAATATACTTTTTACCATTATATTGATTAGTTGTGTCAGGGTTTGAAAGACATAAAATAGTATATTCAGTATCTGCTTTGCATATTAATGCTCCATTAGAACAATCATCTCCAGTATAATATACGATATTGCTATGTGTAAATTTTGTTGGCTCTGTATCCTTTTGTGTTTTAAATTTATATCTTGCCCAGAATGTTTTAGCGACTGCTGAATAAAATTTAATGAATATACTTTTAACAAGTCCAAAGTCTTTATTATCTTTAAATTCTAATACATACTCAACATTATTGGCAGTATCTTCAGGTTTTGTATCTTCTGAAGGTGTATAGCCAATTACTTTATTTTTTATAGCAGTTTTCACTTGATTATAATAAGTTTGAGTACTTGCTTTATTTGAACAAGTGTATCCATCTGAAGTAGCTGGTACATTTCCTACATCTAAGAATATTACATATTGTGTAGAATTTGCATATGTTTCTAATATTGCATTATATTCATCAACATTAGTGTTAATAGTAGAATAATCAGTTAATACAGATGTTGCATGCCATTCCTTCGCTATAAAGATTGGTGTTTTTGGATATTTATATAATAGTGTTTCTATTAGGTTTATCACGTTTTGAGCATCGTCTACACTAACATGAGGTATTCCAAAATGTAAAAATATGTATTCTGGTTGAGTAGGATAAGGTAATGTGTCTGTAGTTTCACCTACTTGAATATAAGATACTAAGGTATTATCTTCATGGAATAAATCTGCTGTTGCACCTGGAACACCTTTTGCTGTAAATGCATTTAAATCCTTATTTTGGACTATTTGGTCGTCTTGGATTATCTCACCCGCTGCTCCTGTACTTTCTGTAGTTGATACTAATTTATCTTTTTCTACTAACTCATAAGGACGTAAAAAGAATGCAGAACCCTTATTTTGATAATAACTAATATTTGATATTTTTATAGCATTTGGATGATATGCCCATTTACTAGCATGCGCAACCTTTCCATCTCCAATATAAATTAATGTGTGGTGAGTTTTATTTACCTTTATCATATTAGCTCGTGTTAGATTTGATGTTGTAACAGTAAAATTAGCATCCATTACTATATCACCAGGTTTTGCTTTTGCTATCCCTGCACTATCTACTTTCCACATCATATAACCAGATTTTGCTGTAGCTCCAGCTACTAGTGTTCCAGCATAGCAACCTTTATTATATACAGACTTCATACCTGCTTCTAAATAACAACAAGATACTAGAGAAGAACAATCATAACAAATAGGATTTTTAATTCCATATAAAGTACCTCGATATTTATTAGGTTTTTTGAAGTTTACTGTTCTATTACTTTGGTCATAAGTAGCTATTTTTTGGTCAACGTGTTGTGACACTATTTTCTTTGCGGTTTCTACTATTATATTTCTTACTTGTGACCCTGTAGGTTGTGTAGTTTCTTGTTGACCAGGTTTACTATCTCCTGTATTACTGACTCCAAGTCCATATTTCTTACCTTGTTTATCTAATATATATGGAAGACTTCCATTATTTGATTTATAAAAACATAAATATTTTTCTATATTGTCAACTGTTCCAGCTGGTTTACCTATTGAATTTCTGTAATCTACCCAATCTTTACGATATGAGGCAAAATCCCCTGTACCACTTTCAAGTACTTCATAACATTTAGTTCGATAATCAAGTGGAAGACTATAAAAATTTAAATAACTATTCTTAAATGTGAATCCGTATTTTTCAGCTACATATTTATTTACTATCCAAGCTGCTGCTCCTATTCCCATATTATTACCTATCAACATAGCAAATATATTATAGTGACACCAGTCTGCTGAATATCGTAACTCATGACATCCAAACATTATCTGATTAGATATATTCTTATCTACAGTAACACCATTTATAGTAGTATTACCTCCTTTATAAGGCTGCATAGTCGAATACGATGGAGTAAATGATTTTGTAGTCCCATCAATAAAAGTTAGTGTTTGCTTTTTATTAAAATATACACTTCTTTCACATTGCATAAGTCCATATCCTCCACCACTATACGAAGTAGCTGATGTAGGAACGCCTCTTGATTCTCCACAGATACACATGAAAACTATATAAGGGTCTAGGCCAAATTTAGGCGCCCAATAATTTACAATAGTAGGTATTTTATACTTATTAGAGGAACTTATTATTGAAGTAAATTCAGAGTCAGTTACTTTTTTACCTAAATTAAATTTTGAATAATATTTTATTGCCTCTGCATATGCTTTCGTATCTGTAGTAATATCTTCATCCTGTTGTTCAGATATTTTTATGACCCCGTAATTTTTCAAATCATATATTCTTTTATCCCCAAGCCATAATCCTTTGTCTAATGTATTTATTTTAATAGCTGTATAATCTTCTAAGTCTTCTCCAATGTCATCAGGCAATTGAGGGATATCTGGTTTTAATTTATTAATTAAATCATCTATAATCTTATCCATATTTTCCTTATCAACATTTAATTTTGCTAATAAATTTTGTATTGCTAATCTATCTGCTGGCGTTAGTTTTCCAACTCTTAAATTTAATATGTTTGATACTGCTTCCTTTATTATATCATCCTTTGAATAATGTCTTATCTTAGATTTTACAGACTTATAATTACTTAATGTTATCTTATTTTGTGTAGGGTCGGTAAATGATATTTGCAAAGTACCAACTCTAGCTGATAGTGTAATGTCTGGATTGAATTTTGGGTTAAAGATAGCAACTGTATCTCCTATTTCTATATTCTCATACTCTGACTTTTCTAGATATATAGGTACTTCAAAGTTAACTTTTATACTTTTTACTTCTTGTAGTTTTTCATAAGTTTCCCAAAGTAAATCTATTGGAGTGGATGCTGTATTTGAATTGTAAGCACCTAAAATATACTTCCCACCATTATTATAAATTTCATGTATTTGAGGGTCGACTAAATAATCTTGCCCAAGTGGCTTATTAAGTGGGTCACCTCTATATATGTCCCAAGCAATATCAGAGAAAGTAATTCCATTTTTTCCTTGAGCTATTAATCCACTATAATAATTACTGCCATCACTTTCTTTTTTAAGTCCATATTCATTCCAATCATATTCAATACGTAAATCAGTTTTATTACCAAGTTCTCCATTATCATACACATCAACATAAAATTCATATTTTGCGTTTATACTACTTTTACATTCAACTCTAATACTTAATTCAATATTATCAAATAATGCAATTAAGTCTTGTAACACAGTGTAAACAGGAGTTATTGAAGTTATATTCATACTTTTCCCTACATTAGCTAATGAAGGTGAAATATTACCCACTTTAAAATTTGTGTCTTGTAAAATACTTGTTAAACAAGTTTCTATAGTACCCTCGATAACTATAGGTCTTACATGATTTTGATATAACTCTAAAGTACATGGAACTGCATACACATTTCTAGTAACATGTAAAATACCTTCTGTATCTTTAATAGTTTCTATTTGGAACATTTTTAATTTTTTTCTCCAATAGAATACTAGATAATTTTTTTCTTCTAACAACTGTGAATTATTATTATCCAGTATAATATCAAATTCATAAGTATATGCTCCTGTGTCTAGATACTGAATAAATTTGTCATTTGACATATTAGAACTATCTGTATCTATTGAGCCTATATTATATTTTCTATTATCTAATACATATATTTGCACATCTATTCAGCTCCTATCCATTTCTGTTGAATAATACCACTTGAATAAATTTTAGTATCATTCGTAAATATTTTTATTGGATTTATACCCTTTTCTATATCGAAGAAATAACTTCCTATATCGACTAAGTCATTTCTTAATTCTTGATTTAAATACACATTTCTATTTTCAAAATCTATATCAATTACATCACCTTCATGAAATTCTATTTTATTATTAACTGTTGTATCTACTATTTCAACACCTTGTACCTTTAAGCTATTAAGTGCCATATCTGCACTTTTATCTAATGTGCCATATGTACCTAGATATAATACAAAATATGATAGATTTTCAGTAGCTGTATTATTAATTATTTTTGTAAATTTCTTATTCGCTATTATTGTACCATTTGATAATTTGTTCAATGATACAGTCCATACATGATTACCAGCATTATCTTTTACCCTAGACATAGATATTTTACCGTAAAAGTCATTCCAGTTCCCCAATACACCTGACATATAATTTGTGACTTTGACTTCATTATTATTTGTTGATGTATAGCTATTAGGTTTTTTGACTTTTGTCTCGTCCTGATATTCACATTTTAACCCTACATAAACTTTTGGACAGTTGTATTCGAAATATTCTTGGTCATCACACATTTCGAATTTAAATATCCTTTCTCCATTTACGCCCATACCATATAATTCTAAAATACCAGTTTTATCGTCAGCTGTTTCGATTGGTGTATCATAAGTAATAGATATAATAGGGTCGTCAGTCATTTCATATAAGTTACCTGAGCAGATATAACCATCATACCCTTTATAAGGTGTAGCTAATTTATAATAAGTTCTAACAACGCCATCACTATCTTTATTAGAATATTGTTTTGTTGAAATTATTCTCACAACACCATTCTTAGGAACAACTATTAAGGAAGTTGCGTCACTGGATGCTGATGCTCTTATACTAGTAGCTTGTTTTACAACTACATTTCTTTTAGTAGTTGTAATAGTAGTAGACACAGTCTGTGTCTTGCAATAATTCTTGTTGCAATATACAGTGTTCCCATTATTTATTGAAGATTTCTTAAATTTTAGCCAACCATTAACTATTTGATAATCTGTTATTTTAGCCCCCTTTTTCAGTGTGCCAACACATAAGTATGAAGTACCTGGTCCTGTTCTACAGTTTAGAGTCTTTGATTTAACTTCATAAATAGTTTTTGTACCTCCTGCATATACTGTTTCTTTGTCGACGGGTACTATAGTGGGGTCACCATTTTGACCAGTGGATGTCATCGTAAAATATGCCTCTAGTTTAAAATCATCAAGTGCATTTGTTAAATTACGTCTAACTTGCACACCTTTCCATACATTATTATCTGTAGAACCACTGGAAGGTAAAGTACCTATACATAATCCAGAACCTCCATTCGTAACAGCTAGAGTTCCACCACTGCTTCTGTTACTATCAATAGGTACAGTTGAACTAACCCAATTTGATGTTGTTGTGCATGGGTCATTTAGTGCAGTTGAGCTTGAGTCTTTATTTTGAAGTTCCAAACTTGGATAATCCCCTATTAATATAGTTTGCTTATTTACTTGATTTTGTAGTTGTAAGAAATTTGCATTATTTGAAAATACATTTGTAAAAAATGGTTTCGTCTCTACATCTCCGATATTTTCTAAAGTTACTAATGTATTATTTTGAGTATTATCAGCTACTTTTAGGTCTACGTCATAGAAGAATGGCATATGACAAATTAAATGTATTTTTGCTAATATATCTAATGCTGATTTCGGTTCTAAATCTATATCATCATCTACTATCCCATATGAAAACTTTGTCTCATCTAATAATCTAACTTCCACAGGTACTTTACTGTATAATAAATTTTTTAAATCACGTATTTTCTGTTGTAAATCAAATTCATTATTACCAGTCACTAAAATAGTTATGTTATACTCAATAGGAGCATATTTGCTCCCATTGAATACTTCACCATCTCTAGATGCTATATCTAGAGTCTCTATTTTCTTTTTTGGTAATAACACTCTTGATATATCTGTGACTAGATACAATTCATTTATTTCACTTTTATTGAACATGAAATAATTTACCATTGTGTTATACCCTCCAATCTGTTTAGTCGCATTGTTGTTGTGTCATTGTGAGTTTTTACAGGCTCTGCAACTTTTCTACCTACAACTTCTTTATCCATTAGTATAGTTGAATCTATATTTCTAGCACCTGACACAAAACAATCTTTTAGTTTATTATAGTCAAATTCAGTATTTTGTTGTTGTACAGTCCTTCTCAATTCATCAATCGCAGCTACAGTATTATCTGATTGAACTATATTTTGAGTGCTCACATCGCCTGTATTTATAGACATTGCTTGAGTAATATCACCAAGTTTAGCTGTTTCTATTATTTGATTTGAGAAATCTTTTACTGCCTTTAATGTATCTTTGCTTCCTAGTTTAATACCTACGTCTATACCTTGTGGTAAATATTTACCTACCTCATCTCTCATAACTCTTGATGGTGAATGTATTTTAAATGATGATTTAAATCCAGATACTACACTACTTGCAAAACTACTTATTTGACTTCGTAACCATCCACCTGCTCCTTTTATACCATTCCATAAGCCCTGGACAATTTGTCTGCCTATACTTGCAACTCTTGATGGAATACTTTGAAGTCCACTAATTATTTTATTTTTGAAGTTGTTAGCAGCTTGAAGTCCTTTATTAGCAAATTGTGATGCAAATGATATTGCTCTTGATATACAACTTGAAAGATAACTCCATACTCGCCCTGGTAATTGAGCTAACATAGCACTTGCTCTACTTACAAATTGGGCCCCTGCCTGTTGTGCTTTACTAGGTAGTTGACTTGCCCATCGAGCAGCTCTGTTATATGTTTGTGATAACCAATTACCTATCCTTGAAGGTAGTTGAGTAAACCATGTTGATGCCCTCTCTATGAATTGTTGAGCAGCTTCTTGAGCTTTACTTCCCATTTGACTTGCCCATTCTGTCGCTTTATTATACGTATCTGTTAGCCATTGACCTATAACTGTTGGAAGTTGTGAGAACCACTCACCAAGTTGAGATAAGTATGTAGGTATTGTTTGTGTTATAAAATTCCATCCATTAACTATTGCACTTGCGATAACACCAGCTACAACTCCAATAGCATTACCTATCATACTTGGTAGATTATTAAAGAAATCTCCGATAGCACTAACTGCATTTGATAGTGCATTTAGTATAGATGAACCTAATTGACTAAACCAACTTGTTATTGAACTCCATGCAGAACTTAATGCTCCCATGATTAATTGACCTATAGCACTAAAGGTATCAACAACAAGATATCCTATATCTTCGAGCACAGTCTTAATGTTTTCACCAAGGTGTGAAAATAATTCCTCTACGCCTTGTAGAGCGCCTTCAAAGTCACCGGAGAATAAATCTCCAAGTATGGAAATAATGTCTTGTACATAGTCGATAATCATTTGGAATGAGTCACTAAATACTGCATATACATCTATAAAGGCATCTCCTAATGCACTTGATACTGAATATCCCCAGTCGATAAGTGGGTCCATTATATGTTGAAGTCCACCAATAACCGCATCTTGTAATCCTTGCAATGCATTTTCTGCTATTTGTCCAAATCCTTTAAATATTTTATCAACTGCATCCGATATTTTTTGTCCCATTTTGATAAAGTCTTCACCTACCTTATCAAAGTCACCAGAGAATATATCCTTAACGATGTCAACAATACCACCTAATACTGCTTGGATTATATTTACAAATCCAGATATAACATTTCCAATACCTTGAAAAACTCCTGCTAGTGCTGGAGAAAAACTTTTAATAGCCATCAAAGCATCTTTCCATAGTTTTATCCAAAATTCTTTAAATCCTTCACAATGATTCCATAAATAAGTAAATCCTGCAACAAGTGCTACAATCGCAGCTATTATAAGTACTATTGGATTTGCTAGTAATGCTGCCCATAAAGACTGTAATGCAGGTAATACTGTACCTGTAATAATACTAACTACTCTCGTACATGCGGCTCGTACTCCATTTAATGCTATACTAAATACTCGAGCAAATCCACCTGCTGCTCTAAATGCTCTAAATCTATTTATAACTTGAACACATTTTTCAGCTTGAGTCATTACAGTACCTATAATTAGAAGTAAAGGTCCTAATACTGCAAGTATTCCTGCTATACTCATGATAACTATCATTATAGGCTGTGGTATTTTTCCAAATCCCTGTGCAAGTTTTGTAATACCTTGAACTATTAGACGTAGTACTGGGTCTAGTTTTTCCATCATAGTTAAGTAACATTCTTCAATAGCTGAATTCATACTCTTTAAGTCACCCTCTAAGTTGTCATTCATTGTATTAGCCATTTCCTCAGCTGCACCATCGCTACCTCTTAATGCTTTTTCAAAGTCTTCTATATTTCCACTTCCTGTATTAAGAAGTATGTTTAAGGCTTTGATTGAGTCTGAAGTAAATGTGCCCATCAAGGCGGCATTCTTTTGAGCATCTCCCATACCATTAGTAGCTTTTTCTACATCTGCTAATATATCCGTCATATCTCTGAAATTACCATTTGAATCTTGTACAGAAACTGCGGTTTTACCTATTTGTATTGACCCATTTTTCATTTTTTGAGTTATATCACGCATTACTGCTGTTAACGCTGTACCTGCCTCACTACCTTTTAGCCCCTGGTCAGATAGTTTTCCTATTAATGCAGTAGTTTGTTCTATATCAAGTCCAAAAGCATGTGCATTTGCAGCACAGTTTTTAAATGCTTCTCCAAGACCTGCAGTTGTAGTATTTGAATGAGCTTGAGCGTATGCAAGTACATCTGCCATTCTACCTGCTTGGTCTGCACCTTCCCCAAATGCTGACAAATAATCGGTTACCATATCACTGGCATCTGCAAGTTCCATACCTGATGCAGCAGCAAGGTTCAGCACACCAGGTAAACCATCCATTGATTGTTGTGCATCCCAGCCTGCAAGAGCCATATAGCCAAGTGCGTCGGCCGCATCTGAGGCGCTGAACTGAGTAGTAGCTCCCATTTCTCTAGCTAAATTAGTCAGGTCTTGTAAATCTTTTCCAGTTGCACCTGATAATGCTTGAACATTTGACATTGAAGTCTGAAATGCTTTGTTTACTTCATATGCAGATTTTGCTATTCCTGCTACTGGTACAGTAACGGCAGCTGTTAATCCTGCTCCTATTCCTTGTAGTCTTCTACCTGCATTTGATATACGTTCAAAACCACTACTTGCTTCATTTAGTTGAGTTTGTGCTTGTTGTATACCATTCTGAAATTCTTGTACATCTAATCTAAGGTGTGCAACGATAGTCCCCAAATCTGTCCCTGCCATAATATTCACCTCCATTTATATTAAAAAGGCTACAAGGCTGTAATAGCCTCATAGCCTTATTCTTTACCTAATAATAAATCTAAACCTGGATTATTATATTTAGTTTCTTTTTTCTTTCTATCTTCCTCAAATATTGGCTCTTTTGTATGTCCATCTTTGTCTGGTTGCATCATACTATATAAATATGTACATGCTTCATCAAAACAATATCTTGTGTATGGGTCATCTTTACTTAACCCTATAACATCACTAGGTAGAGTATTAAAGGTCTTTGCTATTGATATAACATCTAATACCTTTCTACTCTTTACCAGTGGGCATTACTTTATTTACACCACCTGATGCTTGTTCAAATATCTTTTGTATTTGTTCAGTTGTTATTACATCTGCTATATCGTCAAATTTTGGTTCTACTAATGCCTCTTTTGCTATTACTTTCATCATATTCATAAGTTCTTTAAGTTTGTCAGGGTCATCTAGCATTTCCATTGTGTCACCACTGAATTCTCCGTCTTTACTTACTTTTACATTATTAGATTTAAACATATCAGATACTATTTTTATAAGTGAATTTGGAAGTTTTCCATTTACTAGCATGTCTGTTACTGATACAGATTTTATCATAACATCAAAACATTCATCATCTGTAAATCCAGGAATTGAGATTATTCTTGTCGCTTTCTTTCTAAAATTTTCTGCACTTATTACTTTACTCATTTTTAATATACCTCCTATTATTTATCAAGTTGAACTACTGGTTTAGTCTCATCCTCGACATCATCACTTTGATGAGGTGAGACATTAGCTGGGTAATGAATCTACCCATGCAATAGATTTTATAGGTAAGCTTGCTTTTGTATTTTCTCTAGCTTTTATTGAAAACTCAGGTGCATAGAATTCTGAACCTACTGTCATATCTGGGAATTTACCAAGACATTTATTTAATGTTATTTTGCAATAATTTTTTATTGAATCGCCTTCATAGTTAGCTACATATATCTCAGCCATGAAAGGTTTACCTTGATTTCCTTGAGCCATCATTGGAGTCTGTAAATCATTTTCTCCTGCACCATCTGCAGTTGATTTTACATATCCTGCAACTAATTGAGCGGCTTTTATATCAAATGTGTTATCAGTGAATGTGAAATCATATCCATATAGTAAATCATCTTCTCTTACTACTGCTAATATACTTGTTGCATTTCTTAATATTTCTTCTGCTCCTTCTGATATTACAGCTGCTAATTTTGCTTCTTTAGCAGTTTTTATAGTAGTTTTTATTGCAGTTTCACCAGTTGCAGGTTTACCTGTTGATGGGTCAAGCTCTGTTAAATCAACTCGTTCTATATTATATAAAATTTCCATATGTTAACCTCCTTAATTTGCATTTTTGATTCCGAATGTCTTCGGTGTTCTTATTTGTATACTAGATGAAAAGGCTTGATATCGTCTATCGAAGTATTCAGCTCCTCCACCGTACACTAATTCTGCTGATGTATTTTCTAATACTTTTATTATAGTATTAATTAACTCATCTACTCTTAATGGACTCTGTTTAGAATATATTTCAATAGTCCAACTATCCCAACCTGCGTTACTATTTGATACAGCAACTAAATCTATATTCTTCCTAAGAATACAACAATCTTTTTCGATAGTGCTTACATCAAATCCAACTGAGTAGGTTGGGATTATCTTATTCAGTTGTTCATGTAATGTACTTCTAATCATTATATCCTCCTATAATCTTAATCTTTTAGCAGCTTCTATGAATTCTGGCAATGTAGCATCTCTGGCATTTTTTAATATCGCATATTTTTCATTATTGCATAATTCCAAATATATCCCATACTCCATTTGATGAAATATTGATATAACTAACCCATTTTCATCTATATCAGAATTATATTTCAGTCTTTCTCTAGCAGCTCCTGTTCTATCTGTCCATGGTGCATTTTCTTGTGCATATTGTTGTATTTTCTGACCTGTTGCATTACCTAATACTTCTAATTGAGTTCTTAATCTATCAGTCATATTTTCTAGATGTTGCATAACTATTTGGTCATCTACTTCTACATTAACGTTCATATTTAACACCTCTTACTGAGACTTGATATAAAAGACCGACTTCTAATATATCAACAGGCATATCTAATATATATTTTTTATCATTAATTACGACGTAATCTCCAGGTTGAATTGAATAATTTGGATTTTCAAAATATGCAAAATATAGAGTTCCATTTATAGCATATTGATGAAATTGATTTTCTGTTTCTGCCTTTGAGCTAGAAGATTTTGAGTTATCAAGTACACCTTTTATCTTTGTTAGTAGTTGTGTCTCTTTGTACGTTTGAACTCCTATCTCTGTTGTATATACATCTCGATATACGTCTAAATCAACTCCATACTTGTTAATGATATTCTGTATTCTTGGCAATAAACGCTTATAATCATAACTCATCTGAACGCCTCATTGTCATGCCTGTTAACCCTATATCATTTTGGTCTCTTAAAAATTTTCTATAAAATCCATCTGCCATTTTAAGCCAAAAATCACTTGATGTACTTTCAATGGAAATAGGTCCTATTGTTATATTTTCAAGTGAGCTATTTGCTGAAGTTGCTTTCATTAAACATCCATAATAACATGCTTCATTAATATTATCATATGTTCCAGCTAACATTTCTAGTTGTTGGTCTGTAAGTAATGGACTACTATCCTCCATTAACATAATTTTTAGTACTTCTACACTTAGCAACTTACTCACCTCCATAATGTAAAAGCCAAGGGAATGGGTTTAATCTCATTCCCTCCCTTGGCTATGTATATTAAAAATGAGCAAACTATTTTATCATGTTACTTGTATCTTCAGATACTTTAGTAACATCTGCAACAGCACAATCGTCTATTGTTTCAAATGATGGTATCATAACACTTGATACAACTGTAACTACTTGTACTGGATGTTTTTCTTTATAAGTTGTTATTGCAGTACCATTATTTACTATTGATACTTGAGCATCTGAACCTGTCATAAGGTCACTTTCTTCAGGAGTAGTACCATACCAAGTAGAACCTAATGAAGCTCTAGGTGGTAATACAACAACTTTTCCATCTGGGATTAAGTCAACTGGAGTTCCTGTTGCTATACCTGTATCATGAGATAATGTTGTTATTTTCTTAGCATATACAAATATAGTACAACCTGTAGTTGTTTCTATAAATGATTTAGCATTTTGGTCAGTTACATAATAATTAAGTGCTGAATCATTTGGATACATCATTTTATGAACTTTAGGAGAATGTACCATATTTAAGAAAGTATTTCTATTCATTACTAATCTTGTAGGTCTTATTCCTCTTAATGTTTCCATATAATCACACCAAGCTATTATATCTCTTACAGGGTCAGCTGCTTCATTTGCTTCACCCCATGCATCTTGACCTTTTTTACATTTGAATAGATTTTGTTGTCCATAGTCATACACATATTTTACTCTACCATCAGCAGAAGTAACATCTATTTTTCCACCAGTTAATAATTGACATCTCATATATTCACCTTGAACTCTGACACCTTCAACTAATCTAGAAACTTCATCAAAAATGTTTCTTATTATAGGCATTGCCATTTGTTGTTCTGGGTTATTTAATAACATATTTAATTGTTGTCTATCTTTTTCACCGATTCTAGTAGCTTCTCTGAAGAACGCCATTTCAGTTGCTACGCCTTCAAATCCTTCTTTTTCTCTTAATCTTGCTTTTACATCATATTCACTTGGTTGGATAGCTACTGGAAGGCCATTAGCTCCTTTTAACCAAGATATATCTGTACCTAACTGTCTTTGAGCTGGGAATAATGTTTCAGCAAAATAAGGGATTTTATTTTCTGGTTTTTCTGTTACATATGCAGCTATATCAGTTGCGTTTATATAATCGAATAAATTTTTTATTATAGCCATTTATTTTCCCTCCTTATTATTTATTTACGACACATATCATCGCATTATCTAAATTAGCTTTTTCTGAACCGAATAATCTATCAGCTCTTACAAATCCATGTACTAATATAGATGCATTTATAACTGGGTCAGTTGTTGAGTCATATTTTTTATAATCAATAGTGTTAAATAAAACGGCATTTGGAGTTACTCCATCATTTCCTGCTTCTGTAGCGGCTTTTGGAGATGTTACTTTTCCGTCTCCGTCTATATGAACAGCTAACCCTCTTGGTAATACTTTTGTTGAGTCAGTATATACATTTGCTAATTTTTGTGTTTCAGCTTTTGACATTGTTGCATATAATTTTGCTAATTCATCAAATTCTATTTTTCCAGGTATATTTACATAGTGGTCTGGAAATGCTAAAAATTGTGGTTCTGGTGCTAAATATTTTCTTTGTTGTAATTTAGGCATTTTTATTCCTCCTTAATTAATTATTGATTTTCGCCAAAGAAGTATTCAGGCCCTACTGCCTTTCCTTCTTGTGCTTTTGGCACTCCATTTTGTTGTGCTAACATTTTACCGAAATCACCAGGTTGTGCTGTCTGTGAATTGAATACAAATCCGTTTGCCTGTTTTCCAGGTACGCCTGTACCATTGAAAGGTGATGCTGGTTTTTGTTGACTATTATCTGGTTCACTAGCTTCAAATAGATATGCTTTTTCTTTTTTCAAATTTTCTATTTGCTCTTTCATACCTATGACTTCGCCATTTTCACCTATTGAAATTTTTCCCATATCTAAAAATCCTTTTAAATCTTTAGCATCATGAGCCTTGTGTTCTAATGCACACATTTGGAGTGCTGAATCTATTTGATTATCTTTTAATGCTTTCTTATAATTATCCAGGTCAGTTTGAAGACCTTTTATAGTCTCTTTAGCTTTATCGTCGTCTTTAACTTGAGCTTCAAGAGTCTTTACTGATGCATTTAATGTAGTTATTGTTTGAGTTGCGGTATTTAATTCACTTATCTTTGCATCTAATCTAGATTTAGGCACATAGATATTCTTATCTCCATCGTCTATAAATAATTTACATTTCGCATCTTTTAAGTTATCAGATATAATTTTAGCAACGGCATCTGCGTTGTCTACTCCTTGCAAGAAATCTTTAATATCTTTACTCATTCTTAATACCTCCTTATACAATGCTTTTGAAAAGAGCAAGGTAACTTTAACGATACAAGGGATTTTTACAGTAGCCCAGGTCTACTACTAACTATATTATACGAAATATGTATATTTTGTTAACTTAACATAAAAATAGCTAGATACTTATGTACCTAGCTATTTATTTCTAATGATTCACATCATTTTTTTAACCATTTTTCCATAACTCCACTATTAGGTTTGCCGTCAAAATAATCATTCATATCGTCGACCATGTCTGCTAAAGATAACTCAGTTTTTCCGTCTTTACTCATTACAGGTGATAACCAACATAGCCCATTTGGGTGGTCTAAAGGAGCATCATGAATTGGAAATATTTTGCCATCTCTGTCTCTACACATAGAACAAGTTCTACTGCCGGCATGTCCAGTATGATATTTTACAAATTGATTATATGGGTTAACTTTATCAGAATTCATAACTGATAATTGTGCCATATGTGTATTTGTTGTTCTCATAAGTCTTAATGCTTCATAGTCAAGTCCACCTTTTCCATATTTACTAGCATATCCACTTCCTAGTTTTTCTCGTATCTTTTTACTGTCCCATGTATGATGTCCTGACTTTGCAAATTGACTAATAATTTTCGATGCCTTAGCCGGACTAATACCTCTAGCTAGACAACTTGTTATGGCATCTTCTATTTTACGTCCTGCTGCATTTGTTGAACTCCAAAGTCGACTATCAAGTCCCATTCCACCTTTATATATTTCACCTTTAGTCATTTGTTCAACGATATTTCGTGATGTTACATCGACATTTTTATTAATTCTATCTATAACATCTTTATTATTTATGATATCTTTCATTACTTGAGCATATTGGTCTAATATTCGTTTGGGTATTTTTTCATTACATATCATTGATTGACTTTGCATTGTGGTATAGAGCTGTTGTATATATGCAAGTTTGCATTTCATAAAATACTGTTGAGAAGGGGTTTTACCCTTCTCTAATTGTTTTAAATAATCTGAAAATGCATCATCAAATGATTGTTTATATGCTCTCATAATTAATTGTTCTTGTGTCTTTGTTGTATTCTGTGCTATACGTCTAGCAGCTCTATCTATACTATTTAAATAATCATTTGACTTTTGAGTAGACATAATCTCTTACCTCTCCCTCCTGTTCTAAATATTTTTCTTTTAAAACTGCCTCATATTTTTTATTTCTATCAATCATCATATCTATTTCTTTTTTCAGTGTCATAATTTTCTTTTGCCATCTTCTCACAATAGCTTGTGGGATACTTCTATCATTAGTTTCATAAAATTGATAATCATATCCTTGTCTCTTCACTTGTTGTCTAAGTGCTGCTTGCTTTTCTTGTAGTTTATGAATTTGTGCGCGTAATTTATTGTCTGAAATTAAAGTGACATATATTGCACCACATTTAGGACATTCAAATCCTTCTACTCTTAATTTTGTTTTACTGTCATAAAATAATTCGTTAGTCTTTACTTTAATTGCATTAGCACAATTATCACATACCACATGTATTTGATGGTTAACATATTCGTCTGATGCTTTGCCCATATCTAATACCTCCTTAAAAATAATAGTAAGTATTATATACTATTTTTTATCTTTTTTGTTAGTATCATCATCTGGTTTAGCATCGTCATCATTATTATCATCCGGTTGAGTATTGTCAGCAGGTTCAAATCCACCCATCATCATATTTTGCATATTTTGAATTTGTTCTTGTTCTTCCATAATACGGTTAAATTCAGCTTCTGCGTCTTCACTATTTCCAAATTCTTCAATATATGATTTATGTGAGCGTACATTTGCTTCTACTTCTTGTATTCCTATAGTTCTTAATGATTCATCATCATCTGGAAGTGGATAATTATGTCTCCAATATGTTGTTGTTTCCATACTCAATGTCTCGCTTCCCACCACATCTTTAAATAGGCCAAAACTTTGATATACTTCAAGCATATGAACAACCCATATTAATACTTCGTCCCATGTTCTCCATTTTTCCTCACATCTTGTTATAAGGTCATAATACACCATCTTTAGTGCTTTAGCACTTGGTACATCAATAATTGCCTCTGGCATTGGTTGTTCCATTAACTCGTACATATCCTTTTTTAGTTGTGTTAAGTAGCTATCTACTGCACTTTGGAAACTAAATGTACTTCCTAATGTTCCAAATTTTGCAACTGAATTACTTCCAGTACCATCTCCAAGTGTAGGGTCAGACTTCAAGTCAATTATTGTATTTGGTGCTATTTTTATATCTTTTAAGCAGGTTGATTTCACATCAGTAAATACAGGTTGCTCAAATAGTTTAAATCTAAGTGCATCTCTATAATCTGATATTGTTCTGTTATATGTTGTGGCCATATCCATTAAGTCTTTTACATCACTATATCCTCTTATATCACCAGTTAAGCCGTCATTGAGTATAACTCGGCAAGGTAATTCTTGTAACCCTGTATTCCATTCTGTACTTAATTCAAAGGCTTCTATTGTGTTATCGTCTTCATTGTCACTTACATTATTTGTTATTGTAGTAAATGCTGTTATATTTGCTCCATCTACTATTTTATAAGTAGCCCAACAATATCCATCATCCCTCATTTCATAAGTCCATTTATGCCATCTTTGGTCACGTTGTATTTTTCCTATTGTGGATTTATCTTGATATGCGATTTCTACTTTTTTCAATACATCAATATCATTTTCATCATACTCATAGATAAACTCTGGCATAGTATAAAATCTAAATTTCACTGTGCCTAGAGGTTTTCCTTGTGCATCTACATCTGCAAGTATACAAAGTAATACTCTTTTCCCTATTGTACAGTCCATAAATGCTTTTCCGAATTTGTTCCAAAACTTTGTATCTCTTAGGATATGCTCTATGCACCCCCTCTTTGTGTCTATTGCATCTCTATTCGCATTATCGTCATAACTACTTAATACTAAAGTAGGTGGAACTGATGTCATGAATCTTCCTTGTTTTTTCAGTAACTTTTTAGTTAAGTTTCGTATTTCTCTAGTTGGAGTATAATCCCTATTACTTACTGCCCATAATTGACCAGTACTATCAGTTAAATCATCTTCTCCTGTCCATTTTCTACCTTCATAAAATTCATAATAATCTTGAACTTCGGGTAATTCTTTTCTAAACTCTAAATCATTAGCAAATAGTCCAAGTAAACTATTTTTAAAATCTCTATAATCACTCAATTTAATATTCTCCTTCCTTTTCAAGTATTGCTATCTCTCTATCTAATGTCCCATTTATAATTGAATCTGTCATAATTGCATATCTAATTTTATCCATTGCATGGTCATCTATCTTTATAACTTCTTCTACGCCTTTATCCAGCTTGTCACTATCCCATGCGTATGTTGTAAACTCTTCAATGTCTTTTGTGCAGCTTGGGTCAAGTGTAAATTTCCTTTCATTAAGTAAAAAAGATACAACTTGTATCCCTAAGTCTACTCTATTCTTTGCTGGTAATATATCTATCCCATGTCGAGCAAAGTATGGGTCTTTTCTTAATTCCACCATCATTGGAGCAGCTGAAGGGTCAAGTGTAATGTATTCTGGTATTACTAAATTATCTGCTAGAAATTGTTTTAAATCATCTGCATATTCTTTCGTAGTCTTTTGTCCTTCATCTCTACCACTATGATAATAACTTGCTAGTTGATGGTATCTACGCTCTGGAGCATAATATCCAAATATTCCAAATGTAGTAGCATTTTGAATACCAAAATCTCCTGCTACGAATATTCTAGTCCAGTTTCTTTTTACTGTGACTGCATGTATGTCTGGGTTAAACATTGGATATACTACTCCATCTGCAGCTACCCATAAGCCTAATATATATCGTTTGTAGAATACTCCAGTGTATAATGCTTTATATCTGTTCTTTACTTCTTCACTTAATGACGGATTATCATCCATTGTGAAATGTAAGTATAGTACTTTTTTCTCTGTGACTTTATTTATCCACTCTTTTTTAAACCAGTGAAATGGGGAGTTAGGGTTGCAACTAAACCAAAACTTAGCACCTTGAACAGAACATCTAGCTGTTGCTTGATTAACGAATGATTGTGGCATCAATGCAACTTCATCAAAGAATACTCCTGCTAATGTTATCCCTTGTATTAAATCTTGTGAACTCTCATCTTTACCACCGAATATATAATAGTAGTTAGTTGTCTTTTTCTTTGTTACTGAATCTGTAGCTCCTATACATATACAGCCTTCATTTCTTGCATCTTCTATAATATATCCTGTTGATTTTAGCATCTGTTTTAAAGGACCAATTACATTACGTCTAAGGCCTCCGACTGTTTTCCCACATAGTGCAAAGTTTTTTCCGTCAAATGTATTCATACTCCAAAGTACAAATGATAGTGCTTCAGATACTGTCTTTCCACTTCTTACAGCTCCATCACATATAATAGCATCAAAATCTTTATATCTACTTCCTGGTGTCCACCAACTCATTACGATACTTTGTTTTTGACTAAAAGGTACAAAGTCAAATGGTACTATTCTATCCTTTAATTTTGGCATTATTCCTCACCTATTCCTGAATTAACAACTGCCATGCCTAATGCTTTCATTAAGCCTGTTGTATCTACTGTTAAGTTATCATCTTCTCCTAATAGTTTTCTTTGTAACTCATATTTACCTTTATCAATTTCTAGTTTTTGAGTTTTTATGTCAAGTTCCATTTGAACTTCCTTACTTAATAGACCCGATGTAAATTGTTGACCTTGTTGTGCTTTACTTATCACGTCAGCTAATTGATTAAGTCTATATACATCTAGCTTTCCTGTTTTGCCATTCATAAGCCCTTCTCCAGTATTGAGCATATGAACTGCTTTATTGTATAATCCTTGCCATAAAGCATGATATTGCATGTTAATATCTACTCCTGCCTCTAGATATACATCATAAGTCTGTTTATCTATATCGTCTTTTAAAGCAGCTACAATCTTATCTTTTTCATCTTTCCATTTTTCTTTACTAGATAGACATCTTATAGTTTGATAACTAATATTGAATTCCTTTGCTAAATCTTGTAAACTTACATCTTCATAAATATACTTATTCTTTATGATTTTATTTCTTTGTGCTACTGACATTTTTATTCCATTTACAGTGCATATACTATTCCAGTTACTTTTCTTTGCTGTCATTTTTACCTCCTTTAAAGTATATTTTGATTTTACTTTATTAAATAAACCGACAAAAGTGTTTTCCTAGGGGATTTTTGACACCTGTCTTTATTTAATTAACTAAATCTTAATTTCACTTTATTTCCTTATATTTGATGGGGTATTTCTATACCCTTTTGAGCCATTAAAGCTGTTGAGTTTTGTCTTCAATTTGTCAGAATATCCTTTTTCGTGACTTAATCGCAGTAAGCTAATAATAAAATACTTATTAACATTGTGTGGGACCTTGCTTTTTCTAATACAATCACATAAGTATTCTGCTTGTTTTAATGTTCCTATATGAGTATGACCACACTTCCATTCTTTATTGGTATTATAAACTATATATCTCTTCTCTTTACTTGAGTATAGTATTACTAACGGTTTTACTTCCTTAACTACTTGTGACATTCACTCTGGCTCCTCTCTTGTTTTTACTTATATTATATTTAATTAACCTTGTTTTGTTTATATATGTGTTATCAACATTTATCTTTAGATATTTATCTTTAATGGTTTTATTGTTATTACTGTGTATATACTTTAGATACAAGTTGTAAACATTTTATATACATTTCTCCACCCCAAATTTTGCAATAATAAAAGAGTAGATATTTTCTACCAATAAAGAAT